GCATATGCTTCAAAGATACGACGACCAAAATTGTTCTCACGAGCAATCTTGATGTCTTCGTGCAATTGATTTAACTCAGCTTTGAGATGCTTGGAAACGGTTTTAGACATCTTAGCAGCAGATTCTTTAATAAATCTCTGTTGCAATGACTCCAGCTTGCCACGAGCTTCACGAACCAAACGTACTTTTGTTTCAACAACATCACGCTTGTCTTGTGCAAACTCTTTGATTTCGTTAGCAAGTGCCTTAACAACAAAAGACTCAAGTTTGTTAAGTCCTTCGTTGTGGGCTTTGCGATCTTTGCGTAGCTCGTTAATTTCTTCAGCTAATTTTGATACCATAAAGTTATTAAATTTTGTAGCATCTTCTTTGATTTTAGCCTGGAACTTAACACGATCTTCAGCAAGTGCTTTCTTTTCTTCAGCAATGCCTTCGATCTCGCTAACAAGACCTTCGTTTACCATGCGATCTAAGGCTTCGACCATTGCAGACTTATCATGTTCATAGCGTTGGGCAAATTCCTCACGAATTTCACTTCGTAAAGATTCACGTGCTTCGGCTAGTTTTGATTCCCATGCTTCGTTAATAGAATCACGAGTTTCTTCGTTAATGATTCCACTATCTAACAGAGGCTTAATTGCGTCTAGCATTGTGTTCTCCTTAGACTTTGAGATCTTTGATCAACTTTTTAATTTCGTTGTTCAAATATCTCTGTACTTTGTTGTCAACCGTTGCGTCCTTTGCCATGTCAAACAACTTATGCCCGTATCTCATGTTCATAAGACCTTCGTAAATTGCTTTTGGGTATGCATTGGGTGCGCTTGGCTGTGCAACCACATCAACAGTGACTATTTCAAAGTCACTGACATGTCCATTTCTGTCGTCGACGTTACCCGATCCACGACTCGAAACTCCTAATTTAACACCTGATGTTAACATAGTAGATACTAGTTGTCCCATTGGTGTTGGTAAAATTTTAAGTTTACCATAACCACAATTGTCATCCATCCACATTTCTGTAATCATATGGCTAACACGATCTAAATTAATTTTTAGATCATCTGGATGATCAACTTCTCCTAGTACACTATGTCCAGTTTTAATTTGTTCATTAATCTGACCAACAGCGTTAGAAATTTCACTTGTTGGGTAAATTCGCTCATTTGCGTTACGAACATCACCCTGAATGCAAATACCCTTCATATAAAGGTCTTTGCCGCCTTTGCCGTTATCTTCTTCAAGAATCTGGGCTTTGGCATCTGTAAAGGTGAGATGTTCTTTTAAATAGAGCATCGTTTATCCCTACCTGTTAAATTGTTGACTTAGTGTTAACACCATCAGCTTGTGCTAAATGAGGCTTAGTAGCTGGCTTTAGCTTTGCTGAACCTTGAGCAGGTGTGTTACCAACTGTGCCTACACTGTCAGATGCATTGTTTGAATATGCGCCTGCAGCGTCATGCTTGCCGCCACCGTCTTTGCCAGTGTGTACTGGTTTAACAGAGTTGCCAATTGGACCTTTAGCGCCTGCATTTGCGGCCACTGCTGATTTCTTATTAACACTACCTTCTTCGCCGGTAACTGGCTTTGGCGCAGCTTTTAAATCAACGTTTTCGTCAAGCTCGGTCATGTCAAGCTCTTCGGTATCGTCGACCATTTCAGCGTCTCCGCCCATTTCGTCATCAGCTTCTTCAGCGTCATCGTTAACTAATGCTTCAAATTCTGACATTAGTTCATCAAGCTCGTCTTCTAAATCAGCTACACGATCTTCAAGATCTTCAGCATCATGCTCTTCATCGTGCATTTCGCCATCATCTTCGTCGTCAGCTTCAGACATACCTGTTTCGTCAACTTCAATTTCATCAATTAAGTCGTCAGCTGCATCGCCGCCAATTTCTTCAATATCTTCAATTGATTCGTCAACTGCTTCTTCCGATTCGTCAATTTCTTCATCGGCAGCTTCTTCAAGCTCTTCAGATTCGTCAACTTCCTCGTCAGCAGCTTCGTCAAGCTCTTCAGATTCGTCTACTTCTTCTTCAGACATAATGTCTTCGTAGATTGTGCGACTCTTTTCAACTACAATCTGGTGAAAGAGTTCACGTGCTTTTTCTTCGTCATCGTTGATGACATATTCAATAAGTTGTTCAAACTTGTCTTTGCTCATGTCAGAGGCTCCTTAAGGGTAAAAAGTATGTAATATATTTACTGCAAAACAAAAAACCAGGCGATTAAGCCCGGTTTTTTTAAAAAACTAGCATATATTTCAGAAAAAATTAGACTACTGGTGCTTCAGCTGGTGGTGCATACTGTTGTTTAATCTTTTCTATCTTCTTTTTTTGTTCGTATTTGCGTATGTCGTTTAGTTGTCTAAGTTTGTTGATTTGGAACAAAGTTAAGCGAGTTTTACGCATATCCTGCGCTTGAAGTTGAGTATTGTCTTGTTCAAGGTCTTGATAACCGCTTGGCACTTTTTCATATAGTTCAGTTAAAATCATTTTCGCTTTACCTTATGTTATTTTATTTATTATGCTGGTGTTGCTGCACCTGGTGGTTCAGCCGGTGTTGCTGCACCAGGTGCACCATCTGGTCCTAGATCTGTTTCGATATCTGCACCTTCAAGCTCTTCCCCAGCAGTTATGTCGCCTTCAATACCGCCAGGGGTAATACCAACACTGCGTAAATCTTCACCTGTTGGCTCGATTTCATCCATTAGATCTCTTTCTTCTCTCCACAGCTCTTCGTTGTTTACAATCTCTTCTTCACTAAGTCCTAGATAGCGTTTCATTAAGAATCTCTTGCTCAGGTATGCAACTGGCTCAAGCGAAGTAAATGACTGTATTCTTGCAGTGTCAAGTTCTGCTTCACGGTAGCTTGCAAAGTTCTGCGGAGGATTAAATGAAAGATTAAACAAACTTGAATCAATGTTAAATCCACGCCACACCAAAAACATTTTAAATTCATCATCTAATTTTTGAACTATTAAGTTTTGTAGTCTTTCACAATACTGATTAAAGCGATATTCTTGTATTAATGCTGTACCCACTCTGCCATCGCTTAGTGGTGTCTGTGAATCATCAGGGCCAGTTGGCAAATAACTGCTTGGTACACGCAATCCACGAGCCATTTTATTGTTAAAGTATCGTAAATCGTCAATTTCACCTAAGTTCTGACCGCCTGGCAAAGTATCAATACTACTGCCACGTCCTTCAGCGGTCTGTGGGAAGAAGTAGTCTTCACCAATGCTTAATGGATTATAAGATGCATCCATTAAATTTTGTCCACCACCTGTTACTGTTGGAATTCTGCGTTGGTGCATTTCGTTTTTAACACGCTCAACAAACTGCATTGCCATGTGACTGGGCATGTTGCCAACGTCAATTTTAAATACTCTACGTTCAGGAGCACGTTGTACTCTGTATATTAGAATAGCGTCTTCAAGCAATTCTTTTTGCTTGAACACTTTAAAAATCATTTCTAGCACACTTTGACCAAACGGCCAAAACATGTCTAAACCTTCGTTTAGACTCATGTGTACTACATCTTTTGCATCAATGCATGTTTCGTTTACAGTTTTTTGGAAACGTCCGCTGTTACTGCCTTGGCTTTGTGCTGATGCTTGGTAGTTATAGTTCATTGGTGCACCAACACCACCTGTTGGTGTTCCAACTGTGTAATCTGTTGACGTTTTTGGTGCTACTGTTAGGTTTTCAAAATTGGGGTTAATGTCTCTTATAATGTATTGCTCAGGACGTTTTCCTTCGCTTTCGTTAACAATTACTTTAACTACTTTTGACATATCAACCCAAAACATCTTAAACGTTTCGGGGTCTCTAATAAACACTTGGTCGCCGTATTTGATTGTATTCCGAAACAATTTAAAAATACGTTGATCTAGGTCGTTTAATTTTACCCAGTGCTTTAATTGTTTTTCAATAATTCTAACTTCGTTGTCAGTTGGATTGTCTTGAAACTGAATATCAAACGGAGTTCTATTTTGTGTGTTTATTTGTGTACTAAACTCAGAAATAATATCCAAGCATGCATTAACTTCGCTGTCCATATCCATATTTTCGTATTGATTATAACGCTCAATACGGTTTGGATGACCGCTGTATACTTCCGGTAGTCTGCTGGCATAGTTTCTAAAAGAAAAATCATTGGAGTTTGATGAGCCGGTTTGCTTGCCGTACCCTGGTAGTCCGAACTGGTTTGAACCATTAATTGGACTTAGCTGACCACCAGTGTCAGCTACTTTGAAATATTTGCGCCAGCTCATTTAGTTTCCTTGCATGTGTACATATTTATTTTATGACTGCGACAATTGCAGTATACGATTTCGGGTTTCGTTTCCGCGTCGTGATTCACTGATTAATTCACCTAACCCTGCACTTATGCTATTGGTTAGTTCTCTAAATTCTTCATTTTGACTTACTGCTTGTCCTGTGGGCATTGACAGCTTTTCGCTTATTCGATTCAATGCAACTTGTAATTCGGCTGAACTAGTTTCAGCTTTTGTTGCAAAGTCAGTTTCTCTTGATTGCAGTTCTTGGAAACGGCGTGTGATTGTTTCAACACCATCTTCTCTCTCGCTAATCTTAGAAGGATCAGTTAAATTTTGAGATATCCTGACAATATCTTGACTAATTGATCCAAATGCTTGAGTCATTTCTGTTACAATATTGTTTTGTTGTTCATTGGGATTAAACGATGTTGGCTTAACAGCTAATGATATTGATTGCGATAATTCATTACTAAGCGTTCTTACTACACCAAGCATATCCGGAGCAGATGTAGGATATTGAGTTGGTGTTGCTTTTGAAAACTCTTTACCAATACCACTCATTGACAATGAATCAAATGAAACTGGTATTGATTGGCCGTTTTGCAACGGAACTACTGCTTCTAGTCCATGTAGCATTGCTAGTCCACCTGACTTAGGCATGTCCGCAATACCTCCGCCAGCATATTCAGGAATATTCTGCACTGCGCTAGGCGTGTTATCTGCACGAACTAATTCTAAATTTCTTTGAAATTTTCTGTCTATTAGATTATAAAATTCTTGAAGTGTGCGTTCTCTGCCCTGCTGATTGTAAAACATTGAACGGTTTGCTGCCGCTGCTTCAGGGCCTAATACTGCTGCTGCTGATTGCGATGGATCTCTGTCCATTGCTGACAAGAATTTTGTTGCGCCGCCTCTTCCCATAAAGTGTGCAGCGTATTGCTCAGTTGCATTAATTTGTCTGCCCAGCTGTTCTTCAAGGTGTCTAGTGTTTTGCTGCGTAAAGTAGTTGGCAACTTCTGAAGATCGTTGCCAATCGTATCTATCGCCTCTACCGTAATCTTTTCCCATTTGTGCAACTGTTTCATCCCAAGTTGCATTAAGAAACTGGAAAGGTCCACGGGCTGAACTGGTTTCTGCCTCCATGTCTCGGCCGCCGCCGGACTCAATCATTGATAGTGTTTGCAAATATTCTCTGTTTGTTACATCTGTTGCAGACTGTCTAGCGTCGGTTTGAGTTTGTGTAGCTTCGGTTTGAGTTTGTGTGGCATCAGTTTGAGTTTGTGTAGCATCGGTTTGAGTTTGTGTGGCATCGGTTTGAGTTTGTGTGGCTTGTGTACTGTTTCTGATAGCAGTTGTATCATTGTGCAATGCATTGTTATAATCTTCAAGGTGTTCGGCTGTAACGTTCATTCTGCGCTGAAGAGTTGTTATAGCACGGTCAGTGAGTTGTTCAACACCGTCTAGAGTTTCTAGTTTTTCTGCCTGTTCTCTAGCTTCTCTGGCAGCTCTTTCTTGATAAACCCTTTCGCGAGTGAGCAGTGCAGTTACTTCGGCTAATTCTGCTTCCTGTTCTTCAAGAGCCTGAGCAGTTAGTATTGAGCCTGGTAATCTTTCAACTTCGCTTGCTAATAGTTCTTCGCGTTCTTTTGTTAACTCGTCTAAAATATTTTGTCGAGAAA